CATCAAACCACCACCTGCTGCTTTGACTGGAACTTCGTAGTTACCTGTAGGTGTGTACATTTGGTCGTATGGGTTGTAAGAGTACGAACGCACTGCGCCGGGGCGAGTGGTAGTTGTCGGCATATTGGACTTAACTGCTTGGTCGGCAAGAATAGGAGCAGCCGTATACGCTATGTTCTTAAAGTTATCTTTGGCAAAACCGGCCATTGCTTCTGGGCTTTTTGTTACCGCGTCAAATCCCGCAGACAATGTTGATCCGGGGTTTGCAAGTGCGGATTTAGTGGCATCCGCCGCTGCCTGATTTAACACGCCTTGTTGTGTTAAACCTGACCCATCAAACGAAAACGCACCTTGCGCCATTTCCGTTGCAATTTGATCTGCGCTTAGAGCCTCCATAGCGCTGTTTTGTGCAGCGCCTACACCAGCAGTAGTCAAATTAGCGCCCAAATTAGCGCCACCATAAGCGCCAAAGCCAGCCATAATGCCCTTGCCTAAATCACCAGTACGCAAGGTTTGGAGAGCACCCACAGTCATTGCCGAAGCAAGCGGGGTTGCGCCGAGGAAAGCCAAAGACGTGCCCGCAGTCATGGGGGCTAAGGCAAAACCAATAATTGCTGGGAGCAACTTATCTAAGAAGCCAGCTTCAGGTAGACCCGTTTCTGGGTTAATAGTAAGGGAGCCACCGTGCTTCATGGCCAACGCTTGTAGTCCCTGCACCTCACGGGGGGACATGTGAATAAGCATCGAGTCGGGGCCGCGACCCTTGGATGCCATGTGGTCGGCTACCTTGGATGCCATGTGGTCGGCTAGTACAGCAAGGCTCATAGTTGCCTCTCAAAATGGGGGTTGTTTGATAATATCATGTGTGGCATGTGAGCACAACATTAAGGTGGGGTTGGACGGGGGCTAGGCAACCGCGCAACATAGTTTACTGCCATCACTACAGAAGGCGCGGCTGGGTATGGGGCAACTGCGGCGGTTGTCTCAAGAATAGCATTGGTATTGCTTGCGCCCCAGTACATCTCAATGTATTCACCAACAGCCAAATCAATGTCAAAGTTCCATGTGACGTTGAAGTTATTGTCAGCACCTTCTAGGGTATATATGTGAGATGAATAACCAATGTCTGTGCCGTTGCGGTTAATCCAAATCTGCACGTCTTTACCAGATGCGTTGGTACTCTTTAACTGCCCAGAAAACTGAAAGTTATACACACCCCCAGTAGTCACCTCAATTTTGGATGTACTGCCAGACTTTAGTGCCACTGCATTGCTTAGATATGTGGCTGTATATGTAATGGGATAGCCCGTATCTACTGCCGCCAGCGTCTGGTCTACAGTGCTAAAGAACAGCCCGTTTGGATTGTTAATCAGTCCCGGATCAATAGCTCCGTCCGTTTGTAACTGAGCCAGCAAGTTATCCAGTCGGTTAAAGTACAAACGCAGGACGTTATTTAGCTGGTCGATGTATTGCTGGCTGTATTGTGGTGTGGCCAACGGCAGGTTAGGAGCCGCAATCCTGCTAATCATCTGCCGTCCGCGCAAACGGGTGTAAACCTGCCCCGTAAAGCCTTCAGTAATTGTGTACTGAGCGCCAGTCAACTGGCTAACATTAGCTGCCACAGGCGTGCCGGTTCCAGTACCAGAGTTCTGCATACCGTACAGAGTCAGCGTAACCTGTGGTGTGGGTGCGTTTTCAGAGCCGGAGAAAGTTAAGTCCGGTAAAACACGCCAGACGAAGCCAAAATTGTGGCCATCCCCAATATCAAACTCAGACGAACTAATATAAGCATCAATCGCAAGCGGCGTACCTGTCTCATCGTTATCATTGCCGTACTCCTGATTGACGATGTTGTAGTTGTACGTAGCAGCAATAGGGTAATCCCTTAGACCAGAGTCAAGCCATGCCGTGCGTCCCATTGTTCCGTAGTACCAAATTTTCTCTTGGTAGTTATACACAACGTACCTGTCTACTGAAATGCTGTTAGCCGAGCAGTAGAAGAACCAGACCTCGTTAAAGCCTTCGTTGGTGCTGGCAAAACACTGCTGGTTCTGGGAGAGGTTAATGTCTTGGTAAATATACTTACGCAAGTCGCAATTCAGTGTGTTGACTCGGCCATCGTAGGAGTAGAACTTATCGGTTCCCATCCAGTACACAACACCGGAAGCCTGCGCCACAGAGTTCTGGCCAAGAATAGAGATGTTGTCGCCCAAAAGCTGAACGCCCCAAACATAAGGGGGGCCAAGGTACTGCAAGGAATATATCGTGGAGTCTGTCCAAACCACAATCTCTTGACGGGTCTGGATAGCTGTAACAATTTCAGTGCCATGAGATAGGCGCACAAAACCGGCTTGGTTGGTGACTGACGGAGCCCAGTCCACCACAGACTCTTGGTCAGACCAGCGAATAAGCATCGGGTCTTGGGTTGTTTCACCTTGCTGATTGCAGCCAAACGCAAACACAAACCGGCTTACGTCAGATACAAATATAAAGTTCTGAATGATTGGCACGTCCGCAGCCCCAGTCATTGAGGTCACAGGAACAGCGTTTGGCAGTATGTAGTGCAGACCGGATTGTGTTCCAGTAGTTGTAATGGCCGCGCCACCAGAAGTAGCTGAAAGGTTAAATGTAAACCCAGAAACGTTCTTTACGTAGTAAATCGTACCCGCGCTTAACCCAGTCGGCAATTCAGACGGATACCCCGTACTGGACAAAATAACAGGCGTGCCATTAGGCAGTGCCAAAGAAGTTGTTACTACCGCAGGAGAGGCAATGGTCACAGTAAACGCCGTTGGCGTCACGCTAAAACTAGCGTCCCAATAATAAATAGGACTACCACGGAAGCCAAAAATTAAATCTTCACCAAAATTACTTTGGCTCCACAAACGCAGAGCAGAGGTAGATGTGCCGCCGTTACCCCAAGAACCCGCACCCCAAGTGCCAGCACCCCAGCCAGTTAGTGGGATTTCGTAAGGCAGACCTACGTTGATTTCGTAGATGGCTTGGACTGTTGTGCCGCCCCCCGCCGCCACAGTTGAAGTGGCTTGCGTAGCAGATACGATGGTATATGTATTAGCGTCTACGTACGTTAAAGCGTACTCGCCGTTTAAGTCTAGCCCGCCAACAGGAGCCACATTATTGAAGGTTACGTAATCCCCAGTAACCGCACCGTGAGCGGCGGCAGTAACTGTGACGGTGGTGCTTAGATTGGTTGTGGCAAACGGGTTGCTCAATACGGCAGATGCCCGAATCGGCGTGCACACACCCAAGAATGTGTTTGAGGACAGACGCGACCAGCCACCAATCTTCTCTGGCGTGCCTTGACGAAACCGGACTTTATCGGACTGATACCAGCCACCCTCGGTGGTGTATCGAGTATTCTCCCGGTTGACGCCCGGCTTAAACAGTATTTTTTGTAATGGCATGGGCTACCTTTATTTACTGGCAACGCCTTTGGTCTTCTCAAAAGAACGCATACCGGCAATGCCCAAGATGCCTGATAATATCACCCAAAGTTGGTCGGCGTCTAGTACCGGAGGGGGATCCATTCCAATAGGAACCCAGCCCATAGCCTGCAAGTATTTCCAGCACCACTGGAACAGCGGATACAACAGAAACTGATAGCCCATAGCCGCTACACCGATCCATCCAATAGCTGGCCTCCAGCCAGAAACAAACACGTTAGATGACGCAGCTTCAATCTTGTTGACCTCGATCTGGGCTAGGTCTGTAGCTTGGTCGATGCGCTTCTCTTCAAGATCAAGCTTACGCTGCTCAATCTCCATTTCCATCTTTTCTTTGTCGGTTGTGATTAGGTCGCCCGCAACCTTACCCACGGCTTCTATGATTGATCCAACGGCAAGCAAGCTCATGCCAAACCTTTCAATGTGCGGTTAATCCAGCCCTTGAGGAACTTAACCTGCACGGGGTTCTTGTTGCATATCTCAACGTAGCGGGCAATCTTAGCCAAGGCGTAGGACTCTTTGAACCGTTGACCATCCGTAATCTGGTTGAGCTTCTCAATAGTTTTAGCACCAATACCGCCGTCTGGCGTAGCGCCCACAACCAACTGCGCCAACTTGACTGCCATCCCCATACCAGCATTTACGCCAAAGTTAAAGATAGAGTTGGCTACATCTTGGTTTGAAATCTCGTTACCGCGCATCTTGTCCCAGAACTCAACACGATAGAACTCACGCACCATAGGTGTAAGAGACCCACCAAACTCCTTTTTATCCACAAGCGCCCAGCCATTCCACTGCGGGTTCTTGTTACGGGCAATACCAGCATAGGTCATCCCACCTGTATCACCGGGCACTTCATGGAGGACGTAGCCGCCCTCATCTCTAATCATTAACTCAAAAGCTGGTTCAAACTGAGCCATTACTGTTTACTCCTTGAAAGCATGGTGGCTGCAATTTCCATCATGGTTCTCGTTACCTGAATGTCGGCGGGTTCACTATCCCACCCTACAGTAATCTGGCCCACAAATCTGTTTGGGTCAGGTGGAATACTAATTCGGCAAGTATAGGCAACACCCTTGGCGATGTACCACAAACCCATCTCGGACTGCGCTGAACGGTATTCTCCGCAAGGTATTTCACTGGCCATCAGCTTAACCACATCTGCGTTGTTGGCTGCGTTTTGAGTAAACAAACCTACATCCAGCCCATCGTTGGTTTTGTCTCGGCCTTCTTTGGTGTAAGCGCGGTGCAGCACTCGGGTTCCAAACATGGGATTGACTTTGAACACAGCAACAATAGTAGCGTTGGTGGTTTTAAATAAGTGGGCAGCAGCGTCTTCTACCCTGTCTTCAACAATGCTTGGCATCTTCTTGGACTCTTTGTATGCGCCCATCAGCAGTTCTTGGTTCTGCCAAACAAAGTACCCAGAGAACGCAAACACCGCCATGAGTATCAACGCGAACAGTTTAAACGGGCTATCCACATAGGACAGCACCTTGCTCAATATGTCTGCTGGCTTTTCGTCACTCATCCTAGTCCAATCATTCCAAGTAGTTTATCGACAATTTTTCCCGCCAACTCGTCCGGCAGGAAGCGGAGCAGACCAAGCACCCACCACGCAATGCACAGCCTGACAAAGACTTTAAGGAAAAGGTCAAACTGTTTTTGGTACTCATTCACCGCCCACACCTTGATCTAGCACACAGATCAGAGACTTCATTGATACCCCATCCAACTGCACCAATAAACATCACAATAATCACAATGGCAACTGCCCACTGCATTTGTTCAGCCTCGGCCTCTTTGCGCCTTTTCTCTTCAGCGTGTAAGGCCGCCATCTCTTTGGCATCATCCCTGTCCATTTCAGCTTGACGGGCTTTGGTTGCATTCCACACGTCTATGCGTCCAGCTTGCATGAACAACATTTTTAACTGCTCTTCAAACCGCTTGGCCTCATCCAAAGCCATCTCAATCTGTAACGCCGCACCAAGGTTAGACTTACCGCCAGTACGCTTGGCGTGAAGCATGGCTTTCGTAGCGGTTGACTTGGCATCAAAAAGCTTTGCAATTGACGGTGTTAGACCTGCCAGATCACTAGCCACTTTGCTGGCTTTTTTAACGACACTGATTGCAGTTTGCAATCCTTCTAGCGCCGTGATCGGATCAATCATCTTCTAACCTTTTGCCACTCAAGGCATACTACTTTACGGTTGTAGACATCACCCGTCCACGCCCAACGCACACAGCGGTACTCATCTTTCTTTTTTTGACTGGACGCTCCCGGCATTAGCATGAAGATCACCAATACCCATTTCATCCCCAAATCCAAACGAGGGTGAACGTTCCCCACACAATGAAGATGGCTACAAAGGCCGCAACGATAAACGCTTCAGCCCAGTCTCGCATGATTAAGGAGCGTCAGGCCAAGTGATTGTCCAAGGGAAACCTGCTTGTGTAGGCACATCGCGCAGGGCTTGGCGGTACGTGACCCAGACCACAGGAATCTGAATGCCAAGGTTGTCTTGAGCATTTTGGTCTATGGCTTTAGTCACCACCCAGTCGCAGTCTTTCAGCTTTTCTGTACGTGTTCTGCGTACATTTGCGGCCTGTTCTGCGTCCTTCATTGCCTTGTACTCAGCTTCATTCTCAGCGGCTGTTTTGGCAGGCTCTGTTTCTGTGGCTGGGGTGTCTGTAAACACTGGGCCGAGGATGTAGTTGGTGTACCACTTGTCGCCAATTTGAACAACGCCATCGCGCATTGAGTACTGGTAGACCGTGCCGCCTGAAGCTTGTGGGCCTTCAAAGACAATGTCTGCACCCCACTCATTCAAAATAGCTTCAGTCAAAGGTTCCTTGGGGAAACCCAAACCAGTTTGGAGTTGGCGAAACTCATGGTCAAACATAACCGCGCCTGTACTTCTTACACGAACTTGCATAATATGCTCCTTTAAATAGTGCGATCAACCCAATTAGGGTTGCGGGGCCAGTTAGAAAACGTTCTTGGATCACCAGTAATTGTGGCTGGTAAATCCCGCAAAGCCTGACGATATGTTGCCCATTCTGCCTTCTTTGGGCTTGGGTTGTCTACCGCTTGAGTGCCGTCTGTTTGGGTAAGTAGCCCGTCACGTTGACTGCGAATCTGGGCCATTGCACTGTCTTTGGCAGACTGGATTTCTTCTGCGGTCAGGTCAGCTACGGCAACCTTGTACACCCAGCCGTTTTCTAACACAGGTGTAGAAGACACAAGCTTTTGTGTCAGGCGGTCATGGTCGCGGAATAGATTTACTCTGACAAACCCTTGAGCCATTAACTGCTCGTCCGTGACCGAAGTTGTATTTCCAAAATACGTGCGGAAGTCGATGATCTCACCGATGTTTCCGTTTTCTACTTTTGCAATAAACATGAATGCTCCTTATGTTGGGCCAATGTTGGGGAATGCCGCAGTTGGCGGTGTGAAGTTTGCTGTGTATCTGGCGTAGCCTTTGGTGATGCGTAGGTCATCTATATAGCCGTTTAAATGTCTCGCGCCAGTGCTATTAGATGCGCCAATATTCATACCGCCAGTTGGGGCGTAGGAAACTGTATTGGTAGAGTTTGAACCTATTTGAACCCCATCTACAAACCCTCTAGCCGTGGTTCCACTGCGAGTAAACGCAATATGATACCAAGTACCTGTCGCTGGTGTAAATGGTGAAAATATGCTGTCCCATCCTACAGCAAGCTGACCAATTCTTAGTGAACCTGAACTGTGATATACAAAGTCCATACCGCCTGAGCCAACGCTACCAACAAAACCAGTATCCGCTGGTGATACATTAAAATATACCCACAATTCAACGGTAAAGTCTCCTGTGCCAAACCCAAGGTTTGTCACATCTTTAATAAACAAGCGATCTCCCGTACCATCAAACGACAAAGACCCCGTCCCATACTTCACCACGCTTGTAGAAATCTTTGCATCAGCAACAGTTTCTAAGTCGTTCATCATGGCGTTGTTAAAAATTGCGCCATTAGTGTAGTTGAGAAGCAAGCTGGTGTTTGTAATTGCCGTTGGCGGTGATGATGGCGGAGTAAATGTAGACGTGTATACTGCCGTGCCAACCACCATTCGGAACCCGCCCATATAGCCGTTAGTTGAAATTGATGATGATGGCCTACCACCAACAACCATTGAAGTTGTAGTGGATGTTGACATTGCTGTTGTAGAAGACCCTACTTGTGTTCCGTTATAAAAAAGTCTTACCGTGGAGCCTGACTTTGTTGTCGCAATATGCGTCCAAGTATTTGTTGTCGGGGGCGAGACGCTAATGATGTCTACTGACGCATCGCCAACATAAACAATGCCGCTATTATTGTTAATGTAAAAATTTGAACCAGCAATAATTGCCCAATCACCTGAAATAGGGTATAGCCAACATTCAATAGTCCAATCACCAGTTCCGGGCGCAAAACTTTGTGGATTTGGCACAGACAAATAATCACCACTACCATCAAAGTACCCTGACCCACCAATCACGCTTGTGGAATAGGCGGCAGAAGCACCAAATGGGTTGAAGCGTTGAACGCTTGTAGCTGTTGGAGTAATAGTAAAATTGTTTGTGCTGTCGTCAACAAATCTATTGTCAGCGCAAGTCAACAATGATGTATTTGTAATAGCAGTTAAAGGTGTAGTGCTCGGTGTAAAGTTTGCTGTGTAAACAGCAGTACCTTTGACAATTCGTGCGTTTGATATATATCCCTCAAATGCATAGCCGCCAGAACCATAGTCTCCGATAGTAACTCCTGAACTACCATCTGTTCCACCAGTAGAGAAAGTTGTTGTGGAGACAGAAACACCATTTATATATAAAGTAAATGTATTTGAATTTCTAACAGCCGCAACATGAGTCCAAGTATTTAATGCAAACCCATTATTGCCACTTTGAACCACACCACCAATGCCAAACATTCCACTAGCGTTGTATGGCCCCCATGCAAGGCCTATTACGCCATCTGCTCGTGTATAAATGTAATATTCTGTAGGCCACTTACTTATAATTAGCCTGTCTTGAAATGCGCCTGTTTGGAAAAACCAGCACTCAATGGTGAAATCTGCTGGAAGCGTAAACACTGCGTTATCCGCTACATTTAAAGCACTTGAGCCATCAAAGAAATTAGACCAATTAGACCCATAAGGCGAGAAAGAACCTTGGGTTGTATTGCCGTTTCGGGTAATCGTGGAGTTGTTTGTACTGCCGTCTAAGAACGTATTGTTCTGTGCGCCATTAGTCCCATCACCATGCAAGAGCATAGTGACGTAGTTAAATTGTGCGTCTGGTTGCACATTACCCGCTGTAGGCCACTGACCCAGTTTCTGCCAGTAAGCCTGTTGCTCCAATGTCCAGATACCGGACGCAGTGCTGTTTTCGTATGCGCCTGATGGCGTTGGTGCGGTCTTGCTGATTATGCCGCCGGGGTATTTTGAACTCATGTTGTACCTTTAAGCGATAGCCAA